ATGGCGGAGCATAATCGGCAGCGCCCCAAGCTTGAACAGCGTCAGCTTGACGTGAACCGCAAGATCGCCAATCTTATAGCCGCCATCGCTGATGGTGCTGGAAAATTTAAGGAGATTACCGATGCCCTAGCACAGGCAAAAGCAGAACAGTCCCGGATCGAGGCTGAATTGCGGGATATGGCCGCTATGCCGGTTGTGGCGATTCACCCGGGCATTGCCGATCAATATCGCAGGCAGGTTCGAGAATTGGCTCAGGCGCTGTCCCAAGATGAGGAAACAAGGCGCCATACAGCCAAGGTCGTTCGCGGGCTTATCGACAGGATTGTCCTGTCTCCCAAGGCCAGCGAACGTGGTGTAAACATTGAAGTTTCAGGTCGCCTTGCGACCATCCTCTCCCTTGCCTCTGGCAAGCCAGTCCCAGAAAACATGTATGCTGGTGATGGAGCGGGTAGCGGGAATCGAACCCGCATAGCTAGCTTGGAAGGCTAGTGCTTTACCACTAAGCTATACCCGCATTTACAAGCACTTAGTACCTGTATGGCAGCATCGTTTTACAGGGCGTTTTACAAGCCCCCCGCGATGCGCTTGCCGATTGCCACCACAATGGCCGCCTCGTCAACATATCTTTTGCGGATAGCGGACACTTGAGCCTCGCTCCACCCCATGACCGTGGCGATCTGGCTATCTGTCAGACTGCCGCCGGGCAGCGTCATCAGTTTCGTAGCAAAGGTGCCGCGCAGATCATGCAGGTGCTTGGTGCGTTCCTCCTCGTCCTCATGCTCAGCCTTGTGGACGATGCCAGCCTTGTCGTTCGCCAGATTGCGATATTTGATGAACTGGGCAGTGGCAGTGGCCGGAGCCAGCGCATTCCCAAAGGCGCCTACCAGGACGGTTTCTACGCCCGGCTTTCGCGCGCGCTGGCGCAGCTCCTGCAACAGATCGCGCAGGCCGGGCACGATGGGCATGATGGTGCGGCGGCGGCGGCCGGCTGATTTTTTCGCAGCGGTGCGCGCGATGTGGGTTTCGCTGATTTCATCCCAGCGCAGGGCGCAGAGGTCAGCACGCCGCAGGCCCGTGAATTCAGCCAGGCGCCGCAGGTCAATCAGGTATTGGGGCATCTTGGGCGTGGAATCGAAGGCCGCGCAATCTTCTGGCGTCCAGATGATCTCTTCGCGGTTTCCGCCTTTCCACACGCGCGGCACGGGCGCGGCAGGATTGCACATCACCATGCCGCGCAGTTGGCCCCACTTGAGCATTTGCGAGAGCACCTTGATATGCTCATCGGCGGTGCGCAGGCCGTTTTTCTCGGCCATGGTATCGCGCCATTTAACGATCCGGGATGTCATGCGTGGATCACCGAATACCCGCAGCGGGATGTTGCCCCATTTATCCTCGATATGTCCAAGGCATCCGCCCCACAGGTTCTGCGTGCTGGGCGCCAGCATCTTCCAGTCGCGATGGCGCTGCCATGCGGTAGACAGGCCGTGGATGGTATCCTTGGGCTGATCGGCATGCGCCTGCTGCTGCGCGATGGCGGCAATGTCTTCGCGGGTCAACTTAGGCTTGGTCGGTTGTTCGGCCACGCGGATCTTCGGGCCGCCGCGCCATGCATAGATGTAATGGCGGATCGGTTTACCAACCCGCTTCACCGTCACGATATGGACGCCAGCAGCGGTCAATCCAGTTTTCCGCTCTGTGCCCATGCTTCAAATTCATCCTTTGGCGTGGCTGCTGGGAAGGCGGCGGGCGTCAGCACCCGAATCACACCACCGGGGTGAAACTCTACCCCGGCCACATCAAGGTCAAGTTTGCGCATTTCTTCGACCGCCTTTCGCACTGCTGGCGATCGTGCATAATCGGTAACCCTGGGGGGCTTACTGGCCGCTCTCATGCTGCTTCGCTTTCGATCTGGCGCCAGGCGCTGCTGATCCGCTCGACGGCTGTTTCAAAATGCTGGGGGTTCTGCTCGATCCCGAAAAAGCGCTTGCCCGCGCGCAAGGCGGCCACGCCGGTCGATCCCGTGCCCATGAAGGGGTCGCAGACGGTTTCGCCTGCGACGTTGCTCATGATTTTTCCCATGACGGCCAAAGGCTTGACCGTGGGATGGCCCCAGACCTTGCTGGGCGTTGTCCCCGATGTGATCCAGCGGTGCTTATCGTGGTGATCGCCCACGGGATGATAGCTGGGGTTCCAAGCGTGGATATAGGGCTCCATGTCGGCCAGATAGAGCGTGGCCGGGCCGATGGTGACGGGCTGCGTCATGCTGCCACCCCCTTATTTTCAAGCTTCTGTTCCCGCGCCCAAGCCTCAAATGCCTCCCGATCCCCGGCGCAGCAAGTGAAGTGCGCCTTGTGATTATCGCACGTTCTCCAGCGCTGGCTCGTGTCGAACTCCCAATTGGCTGGAGCAATATCCATTCCGGGGAAGGCGAACGCGATGCGCACTTGCGAAGGCCGGTATTGGCCGCGCTTGTTGCGCACGACATAAACGCGGTGCTGATCGACAAACTCTGTATCAGGAAGGCGGTGCAAAACAGCCCGCTTGCATCGCTCAAGCGTGCGCAGCTCTGCCGCCTTGCGTTGACGCCGATCCTCCTCGTAATCAGCCTCGCATTGCGCATCGCAAAATACGCTCGTGTGCTGATATCCTACCACATGGTCGGGATCCCAGCGCTTGTAGCGGACGCGCGCCTTGACCATCTCGCGTGGAGTAGCGTTGGCATCCACCTCAAGTTCCCAGGCATTGGGCAGATCGTCATCAATGCGGTGGCCGCACGAGCCGCATTCAAAATGCCAGCCATTCTCCACTAGCACGGATGCTGGAACCATCCCAGTCTCAGCAAACTGGTCTGCATATGGCGCGCGGTTGCATGTCACATAGCTCAGCTCACCATCGCCATACTCATTGGCGCCCGCCTTGCGCGCCGTGATCGCATGGCGGGCGAAGTAGATAGCTCCGCTCCGTTCGTCGTTCTCGAGCACGACATAGGCGCGAACTGGCTTTTTAGATTTGTCGCTCATACCCTCACTCCTTTCCGCACCGGATCATAGATCTGGCGCTCATAGTCGCGTTTGTGCTGCATCTGGCAGGCCGGGCACGGCGCGCGACCGCTGTACGGGATGCGCGATTCCAGCGTGTGGCCGCACGGGCGGGGAGTAAGGCTCGGCTTCATGCGGCAGCTCTCCCCTCACCCAGCGCCACAGCCTCGGGGAACTGTGCGCCCGCCAGAGCCTCGGCCATGTCAGGGCACACGCTGTTGCCACACTTGGCCACCTGCGCCGTCTTGGTGATCGGGATGCCATGGGCGTCCGTCTCGATCTGGTAGGTGGGCGGGAGGCCCTGCGCGTTGAACAGTTCGCGCGGGGTAAGCATCCTCATGCCGATGTCGATGATCACATATTCCTCGCCCGCGATCGTGACGGTGACCAGGCCAAAGCGATCCTGCACCGTCACCGAGCCCAGCGGATTGTCGAGGATGTGGCCGTCCTGCTCGTTGCCATAATACTTGATCAGGAAGGCGCGAACCTCGCCCATGTGGGTACCTTGCGCGCTGATCGTGTCGATAGGCTCATTGACGGCGCTGGCGCTGCTGGCGATGTGGGCATCGCTGGTGCCGCGTAGCTTGATCAGGTTGCTGGTGACAAGGCGCTGCTGACTTCCCGCCGTGGCTACGGTGGACAGCGGCGCATCGGCGGGGCGACCGGCGAGGTTATCGTTGTTCGGGCCGCCATTGGCTTGCTCGATATGGGCAACGACAACGCCGAATCGGTTTTCGGTGGTCTGCGCGCGGAGAGGTTCGTCAGCAGGATTGGCGCTGCGTACTTTCCCGTCCTGCTTTTCACCGTAATAGGCAGTCAGGAAGGCCGTGACGACCTGGTTCTGATCCTTGTTGTTGGCGCAGATGGTATGGTGCGGATCTTCGGCGGAACGGTTCGCGCCGCCCTGCTGGGCATAGCTGACGAAGGCGGCGGTGGTGCCATGCTCATGCCCGCACCATTCGCAGGTCGGCCACCGGGTTCCGCCGTTTTCCTCTCCGCAGGCCGCGCAATGGAAATAAGCGCGCCGCACCGTCGCCTCCACCACGCCGAGCGGTGCCGCGCCGCCGGGGCGCTTCACATAGCTGTTCGCGGTAACGGTGTGCATCGGCTCGTCCACGCCATGGCCGATCGCACCAGAGCGGAATTTGGTGATGTGGGGGACGATCAGCGCGCTATCGCTGCTCTGGGTAACGGTGGGGAAAGGCTCCTCGGGCCCGTGGCACGGCTGGCCGCGTCGCTTGCCCTTTTTGTCCACGTCGCCATGCGCTGTGCGAGCAAAGAACGGGGCCGCACCGGGCGCGATGAACGGCGTCGGATTGTTGACAACGAACTTCATGATGCCATGGGCGATGCGGCGTAAGGTCTTCTCAGCCAGCGGCTTTTTGCGCTCGAAGATCGACGGGCACGGGATCGACCAATCGATGATCTCAGCGGCAGTGCGCCACGGCAGGCGTTTGGCCGCCAGCACCTCAGGTGAGCTGGGCTTTCCATGCGTGGGCTCGGGCCACACGATGGGCTTGCCATCGCAGCGCGCCACCATGAAGAAGCGCTTGCGGATCGTGGGCGCGCCATAGTCGCAGGCGCGCATTTCCTTGAACTCGACCTTGTAGCCAAGCTTGCGCAGCTGGGCGCACCACTTGCGGAATGTCTCGCCGGCGCGATCCTTGATCGGGAAGCCCTGATCGCAGAGCGGGCCCCAGGTCTGGAACTCCTCGACGTTCTCCAGCAGGATCACATCGGGGCGCACGCGCTCGGCCCACAGCACCACGACCCACGCCAGATCGCGAATAGACTTCTCGCGCGGCTTGCCGCCCTTGGCCTTGCTGAAATGCTTGCAGTCGGGCGAGAACCACGCCAGCGACACCAACGGCAACCGGGTGAGCGGATTGACGGGGATCACCCGGCCCGGGTCGGTAACGCGCAGGCGGCCAACCACCTCGCGCACGGCCTCGACGGGATCGACCTGCCAGATGTTATTGCGGATGTGCATGGTGGCCGGGTGGTTGGCCTCATGCATGCGGATGGCCTCTTCATCGTGGTTGATTGCGAGGTCCACCGCGCGGCCCAGTGCCGCCTCTATGCCAGTGGATGCGCCTCCGCCGCCTGCGAAGTTGTCGCAGATCAGGCCGTCAATTTTGCGGGCCATTATTTGCTCCTCTCAATTTGCTTGACGATGGCAGACAGACTGCTGGCAATCTGGAATAGCGGCCATCCAATCCAGATGGCGGCGACAATTACGACAAGGGTGGCTGCATCGCCCATGCGGTGGCCCTCCCCTCACCCGGCGCCACAGCCTCGGGGAACTGTGTGCCCGCCAGAGCCTCTGCCTTGTCCGGGCACACGCTGTTGCCGCACTTGGCCACCTGCTTAGTGAGGCTAATGCATGTCATAGCGCAGCCCTTTCAATTTCGGCATATTCTGGCGCCATGCGCAGCAGCGTGGCGGCGTGGCACCATTCACTGGATGGTGAGCACCAGCAGGCCAAGTGGTGCCCGGCCAGTTTGTGAAGATCTGTCAGGACACGTGCGCGTAGGCGCTCAAGCGCCTCTATCTCTGAGGGGCAAAATCCCATGCGTTCCAGCGTGAGGGCGCCAAGCTTCCCATCAAGCCAGTTCTTGTGAAGGATGGTTGCTTTGGCATGGCCCCACTGGCGATGCTCAAAGGGGTTTCCCCACATGGTTGGCCGCCCGACATAGATCGTTCCCTCTGGCAAAGCGGTGCCCTTACGCCGGGGCCGCTGAATGCGGCGTCCGGGTAAAAGGGCGACATTGCCGACAAAGTTGCGGGTTGAACGGGGGTTTTCGCCCCCGTTCCGAGACGGCTCAAGCATGAGCTGCCTCGGCATTGTCGAGTTCAACATCGATCAGGCGGAACAAGGTCTCAGCAAATGCCTTCCAGGCCGCATCAGCCGCCGCATCAGCCGCCGCATCAGCCGCCGCATCAGCCGCCGCATCAGCCGCCGCATCAGCCGCCGCATCAGCCGCCGCATCAGCCGCCGCATAAGCCGCCGCATAAGCCGCCGCATAAGCCGCCGCATAAGCCGCCGCATAAGCCGCCGCTCTCGCCGCATCAGCCGCCGCATAAGCCGCCGCATAAGCCGCCGCATCAGCCGCCGCATCAGCCGCCGCATAAGCCGCCGCATAAGCCGCCGCATAAGCCGCCGCATAAGCCGCCGCTCTCGCCGCATCAGCCGCCGCATAAGCCGCCGCATAAGCCGCCGCTCTCGCCGCATCAGCCACCGCATAAGCCGCCGCTCTCGCCTCTGGCAGCCCATTACCCGTCTCAAGGGCCGTGCATACCTGCTCGCATGCAGCCGTCACCTTCGGCCAGTATTCGGGCGGATTGTCCTGATGCACTGCACTGGCTGCCTGAATGGCCTGCTTGACGCCCGCGATCAGAATACCGGTCTGGATGCGCTTCCATGCTGCATCATCCAGAACCTGCCAGCGCTCAGCGCGATCAATCAGCGCGGCGGAGAACCAAAGGACCTGATTTTTAGCGATCCCATCATCAATGGCGGGAACCAGTTCTGCCAGCCATTTCGGCATAAGATCAGCGGGGCAGTCAGACGTGCCGTTGATCTCACCGGGCTTGCCAAAAGCAGCCAGCGCGCAGACCAGATGGCGTCCGTTATCTTCGCCCTGCCAGGCGTTCTGGATGATAGCGCCATCGGCATGATATTGGCGCGCGAGGGCAATACGATCAGCGCGGGTAAGCGTTTCGGTATCAGCCATGGAAGTCTCCTGTTTGGCTGGTTGGGAAAGGTGGCCGGTGGGTCCAAGGGGAGAGTCAGGGCAGCCCATCGGCATTCGGAGAGGTTAGGCCCCGAAGGAAAAAAGGGTGTTCAGCGCGCGTGGGATTGCCGCGATGATCGCGCCGAGGGCAAAGGCGGCCGCATAGGCAAGCGCCCAGAGCCGTGTTTCGCGGCTCATTGCGGACCCCAGCAGAACTGGGCCCAGATCGCAGTGCTAGTGCAGGCGATAGCCAAAGCGCGGACGAACCAGTGCAGAGCGGTATCCACGCGGGAAGATGGCGCAGGCATCAGGCGACTGCCTTGATTGGGCTAGCGGCTATCCCGCGATACGGAAAGACATGGTGGCGGCCATTATGATCGTGGCCGATAGCCATACAGATTGCCGCAATTCCGGCCGCATGATCAGCGGCGGCAGGATCCTTTGCGGCGGCATCAAACGCGGCATCGCGGGCACGCGCCAGTTCCGGTGCCCAGGTGATACGTGGACAGATGAAATCATGCGCGACCACGCTGCGGCATTCGCCATCAGTGTAGTGCCAGCTTCCATTCTGATCGCGCCAGCGGTGATCGGCTAGATGGGCGTCAAGCTGTTCACGGACATCGGGCAGTAAGCCTAGATCATCCATGTTCGCGGAGCAGAGCAAGGCGATAGCCAGCCATGGACGCAGCTTTGCAGTCGCCTCATCGCGCGACCATGTGCCGGCGGATACAAACCGCTGGGCATAATCAGAGCGGCGGCGATATTCCGCCGCAGCAAATTCGGGAAGGTATGCAGGTGCTGACATGAGCGCCTCCTTTCGGTGGCGCCACAGGTATCAGGAGGATAAATCCTTCGTCAAGAGGTTATTTCCTCACCTACGAAAGAAGCTCGTGCGGGAAATAGATTCTCTGGAGGCGCGTGACCTGTTGCCGGGGCACACGGAAAACGGCGGCTGGATTGTATTGCTCCAGCTCTACCCATGATGCGTTGATCTTGACCAGGCGCTTGACCAGCACCGTTATAACGTCGCTGGAATTACCGTCATTGAGTTGCACCACCACGAAATCGCCCGGAGACGGCGGCCTTCTTGGGTCTACAATCCCGAATTCGCCCTGGAAAAAGCGAGGCTCCATGCTGCTGCCATGAAAGTAGATGGCATAGGCATCGCGGGCATCGCGCAGGGCGGCGGGGCGCTCAATGAGACGGACCACGTGATCTACCTCCAACTGCATGCGCTCGATTTCAATGCCGCCATTGCCGACAATATCGAAAATCAGATCGTCGCAATAGCCTGTAGCCATTACCGGAATCCCGCGCACATCGCGCTGGGGATCGACGCTTGGCACCGGAAGAAAGGCAACCTCGCTGGCTGGTTGATTGATAGAATCTGCCTTGCCGAGCAGATAATCTACCGTGGTTTCAAGCTGGCCTGCAATATCAGTGAGGGTTGATGCCGAGGGCATACCGCCCTTCCCCACGATGATTTGGCGGATGTAGGATGGATTTTTGCTGATCGCGACGCTCACCGCGCGCGGATTTGTGCCGCGCGCCTTAATGAGACTGTCCAGCCGGGTCCGAAGATATTCTATCTCATCCATGATTGAAGGATATTCCCACAATCCAGACGAAGGAGGAAGGAAGGTAATATCCTCTTGACGCAGGGAGGATATATCCTTCATATCCCCGAGCCATGGAGACAGTAACAACCCCACGCCTCGTTGAGCGGCTGCGCCATTGTTCGGAACTTTGGGCGCGTGCGAACCGATCGAGCGTTTCTCGCCTTGGGCGTCTTGCGGTGCGAGATTCCTCATTCTTTGTCAGCCGTACAGGATCGCCCAGGGGCGTCACCACGGCCACGCTGGAGCGCTTCGCAGAATTTCTGCTGCTGCGCGATCAGTGGCCGGATGGGGAGGTGCCCGATGATGTGCGCCGGTTTGCTCATGTGGTGGGGATTACCACTCCGCCCTTCGGGCTTTCTACCGGACAATCCGATGCAATGTCCGGCGGCGATATCCAATGACCCCGGTGTTGGGGCGCATTAAGCGCGCAGTTCGCGCGGCAGTTGGCTTTAGTGGCGGTATTGATGGAGCCGCCGCGACGGTAGGCCGCGGGCGGTCAACGGTGGGCGGATGGAATGCCCTACACCAGTCCGATATGCCGCCGCTGGATTGCGTGTTGGCGCTGGATGAAATCGCGGTGGCCAAGGGGGAATTACCACCGATTACCGCCGCACTGGCGTTAGCCCTTGGCGGCCTATTTGTGCCCAATATCGATGTTGGGGCAGAAGAAGGATCCCCGCCGCATCTGGCTATGATGCTGGCCCAGCATCTGGGCGCCGTATCGGGTGAAATTGCCATTTCTCTTGCCGATGATGGCATGATCGATGAGCGCGAGGCCGGGCTGGTGCTGGGGCGCCTGCATGATCTGGAGCGCACGGCGGCGCAGCTGCGCCAGCAACTCACACGCATTCAGGGGGGCAATTAATGGCAAGCAAGCCAGCCTATCGCATTCCGACATTCTATCGTCCGATTGCTGAGGTGAAGTCATGGGTTGAGCGCGCGGCACCGGGCGAAACCGCTGATTATGCCATGGGGCCTGCGCTGGATAGGGCTGAGCCAGTTGTGCGCCTGGTGGCCGACCTGATCGGCAGTGGCGAGGTGATACCCTGCAAGGTCCGTGATGATGTGACTGGCAAGCTGGTGCATCAGGTGCAACGCGTTCGGAAGTTGGTGAAGGAAGATGCCCCAAGGCGAATCCGCCGTGATGAAGAGTGGGAGCAGACCGAGGCCGGGCGCGTATTTCTGTTTCTGGTGCGGTTGTCCAACTTTGGCCTGCCGTTGCCCAGCTATGCCGTGATGGCAGAGCGGGTTGGGCTGCGCGGGAAAGAGCAGGCGCGCTATGCCATGACCAAGTTGGAGCAGGCCGGGCGCATCCGCCTGGAACAGGTGGATGGTGTCCGCGCCATAGAGATTATCGATACGGGCAAGCGAGCCAAGGAGGCGCGCTGATATGGCCGGGCCATCGATCAGTGCGCGAATTGCCGCGGTAAAGGCCCGCGTTGACCTGGTTGAAATCATCGGGCGCGTGGTCAAGCTGACCCGTAAGGGTCGCGAGCAGAGCGGCCTATGCCCTTTCCATACCGAGAAGACGGGCAGCTTTACCGTCAATGTCGAAAAGGGATTTTACCATTGCTTTGGATGCGGTGCGCATGGCGATCTGATCCGTTGGGTGATGGAACGCGATGGCCTGTCTTTCATGGCCGCCTTACAAGAGTTGGAGGAGCGCGCTGGCACGGTAGGCATGGCGGGGGCATCCGCCCCACGCGCGCAGACGGCGCCAGATCGGCAGGCATCCCCCTATATTGAAGGTCAGCAGGCCGCGCTGGCAGTTTGGGAGCAAGCCCGGCCTGCGCGGGGCACGATCGTAGAGAACTGGATGCGGGCGCGTGGCATTGATCCGGAAAGCAGCGGTGCGCTGGACGTGATCCGGTTTCACCCGCGATGCCCCGGCGCGCTGTGGCGGCGGTGGGAGAGCCCAGAGGATGCACGGCGGATTGCGCCCGCCATGGTGGCGCCGATCCTGCGCGTTCGCGGCGGCACGGGTGAGCGTAGCCTATCCATGGTGGGGGCGCATATCACGCTGTTGTCTGGCGATGGGCGGGGTAAGGCCTATTTTGAGCCTTGGCAGGACCGGCGCACGGGCGAATGGCAGAGCGCCGCCACCCGATTAATGTGGGGTGAGAGCAAGGGCGGCGCGGTCATCATGCCGGGCAAGCGGATCGCGCCGATAGCGCACGTGGCCGATACGATCCTTGATCTGCTGGATGCCGATGGCGCCCTGCTGGTGGGCGAGGGTATCGAATCCAGCCTGTCTTTTGCGGCGCGGCAATCTGGCGCGCGGCTGATCTGCGCGGCGCTGTCGCTGGGCAATATGGAGGGCAGCGCCGCGCGGGTGGGCCGGATGGAGGCGGAGCCGTTGTGGCAGTTGGCGGGCGATGTGAACCGACCGGCCCCGTTCATCATTGCCGAACCGGGCCGGGTGAGCATCGGGATTGATGCCGATATGAAGCCCGTGAAAGCCCGGTGGGTGATTGACGCCAAGGGCGCCAAGCCGGTGCAGCGTGATCTTTCCGGCATGGAGCGCAGCCAGCGCTGTGCCGATCTGGCCGCATGGTGGTGGCGCCATGCGGGGGCAAACCGGGTGAATGTGTTCCGCCCGCCCGCCGGGCATGATTTCAACGATCTGGATCAGGGGAGGCGATCATGATGGATGAGAAGGTGCTTTCCTATGTCGAGCGGATCGAGCGGCTGATAGAAGAGATTGCCGGGATACGGCAGGATATCCGCGACATATACCTTGAGGCGAAATCGCAAGGCCATCCGCCGGAAATCTTGCGCGAGGTAGTGAAGCGGCGCGCCATGGAACCGGGGATCAGGCGGGAGCGTGATGCCTTGCTGGTGGTCTATGAATCGGCGCTGGGCAGTAGTGACCATAGTGCGGATGATCAGCGCGAGGCGCTCTTGCTGCTGGCCGAGGCCAAGGCGGCGCAGGTGACCGAAATCAGGCTCGCCGAGTTGTCCGGGCTGGTCAAGCTGCTCGATCCGGATGCGGAAAAGGTGCTGGTGGCGACGATTGCCCTGGTGCTGGATCTGCGCGCCAGGCGGCGCGAGATTTCTGCGGAGATAACCGGGACGCTGAAAGTGGCAAAGGCGCAAGGGTACGATGCGCCGCGCATCAGCGAGGTTTGCCGCCGCGTGGAGTTGATCGACAAGCATGGGCGCGAGGCAGTGCTGGCCGCCGAAGCAACGCGCCACGCCTATATCGATGTATTTGAACGGCATGAGGCCTTTGGTGCGGTGCAGGCCGCCACCAAGGATCCTGCCTTGCAGCGGATGCTGGGCGAACCTGCACCCAAGGCGAAAAAGAGCACCAAAGTGATTGGGCGCCTCGCCGCGCAGGCTGCGGCCGCACGGCGGGCGCTGGAGGGATGAGCATGGCCGATGTGATTGACGCAACCCCGCCCGATCCGGCGCGGATGGCGTGGTATGAGCTGAACGATATTGGCAATGCGGCGCGTCTGCGCGATCTTGCACAGGGCAAGCTATTGTGGGTGGAAGACCATTGGTCGGCCTATGATGGCAAGCGGTGGAGCGCCGAGGATGGCGAGCGCATGGCCAAGAAGCTGGCGCAGGAAGTGGCTCGCCATATCCCGGTCGAGGCGCAGGCGCTGGGCGATGCTCTGGCCGCGATGGATAAGGCCAAGGCATCCGAGGTAGGCGAGGATTGGGAGGAGCGGATCGGGGCGCTGTATAAGCATGCGATCCAGACCGGCAATAGCCACAAGATCATCGGGATGCTGGCGCAAGCGCAGGGCGAGATTTTTGCCCGTCGTGATGAGTTTGACACCGAGGCGCTGGCCATCAACACGCCCAGCGCCACATTGCGGATTATTCAGGGCAACGGGAAATGGGCCGTGCGCGAATTTCCGCATGATCCGGCAGATCGGATCACCCGTATGACGGCGGTGAATTGGGATCCGCAGGCGGTGCGCGATCGGTGGGATGTGCATCTGGAAACGGTGCTCCCCTCGCCCAGCGTTCGGGCCTATTTTCAGGCGAGCGCGGGCTATGGCCTATCTGGTGAGATCACCGAACAGTGTATCTTCCTGTTGCAGGGCAAGGGTGGCGACGGGAAATCGACCACCATGGATGTGATCCGCCAGACCATGGGCAGCTATGGCGCGGCGGCGAGTGTGGAGACGTTTATCGCGGGGACGCAGCGTGGCGGCGGCGAGGCCACGCCGGATCTGGCGCGTTTGTCGGGTGATACGCGGCTGGTTTCCACCGGGGAGCCGCGCATTGGCGCGGCGCTGGATGAGGCGCGGATCAAGCAGATCACCGGCGGCCAGCCCATTGCCGTGCGCGAGTTGCACAAGGGGATTTTCGAGTATCTGCCCCGGTTTAAGGTATTCTTTGAATGCAACCGCAAGCCGCGCATATCTGGCGATGATGATGGCATCTGGCGGCGCATGATCGTGATCCAGTTCCCCAACCAGTTCAAGGATAAGGCCGACAAGCGCTTTAAGGAAAAACTGCTGGAGCAAGGGCCTGGCGTTCTGGCGTGGATGATCGAGGGCATGATCGCCTGGCTGGAAGCGGGCAAGCTGGAGCAGCCCGAAGAGGTCAAGGAGGCGGTCGATGATTACCGGCGAGCAGCCAACCCTTTTGGCGAGTGGTTCGCCACGTCGGTTGACACCAGCGGGCCGAGTGATCGATGCGGGGCCAAGGATCTGTACGACAGCTATAAGCGCTGGTGCGAAGAAAACAGCGTGGGCGACCGCGAGATCATGAGCAGTACGGCATTTGGCCGGGCGCTGTCCGACAAGCAGCTGATGAAACGCAAGGGTGGCGATGGGCGCATCTATCGGCAGGGATGCCGCCTGCGCACCGATGGCGAAATGAGCGGCTATGTGCCCAGCGGATCGCCGCCAGCGGCCCCGCCGGGATGGTGATCCGGGAGCGCTGCCCGCGCTGCATGGGCACGGGCGCGGACGATTACGCGGGCTTTGCCATGGATCGTTGTAGCAGGTGCGGTGGATCTGGCGTGTTAGCGCCAGAGGAGTATCTGGATCAGGTGCTGCGTCCAGATAATGACGAAGAGGATGGGGAGGATTGACTCTTCCTATCTGACTGGCAATTTGCCGCCACTTGTTAAAACTGGGTGGCAAATGAAGAAAATTATCGCTGGAATTATGTGCGTATCATTTGCCACACAGGCTTCTGCTGCTGATTTAATCCTCTACCCGGTGCAAAGTGGCCCTGAAACGATCCGTTATCGCACGGGTATCCCTACGCTGAATATCGAAGGGCCGACCGGGTCGGTTACGGTCACGCCGCTGCCTCTCGACCATGGCCATGCAACCTTTGGTGTTGCGGTCTATAATAAGGGCAATAATTCGACCAATTTCGGGATTGAGGATATATCGGCCACCATTGGTGCTCGGAAAATTCCCATTCTTACCCGTGAAGAGTTGCAGCGGCGCGCCAAGAGCAGAGCAGCTTGGTCAGCGGTCGGGCTGGCTGTTTTAGCGGGAGCGGCGGCTGCGGCAGCGTCCACCGCCTATACCACGCAACATTCCTACGGCAATGTTAGGACGCCGCATGGCACCTATGCTTGGTCATCCACCTATCGGGATAATTCCCTGGGCGCATTGGGCGCTACAGCAGCGATAGCTGGCGGAACAGCGGGGATCATCGGTATTCAAAACCGACTCGATTATACCTTGGGCACCTTGGCCAATGATATTGTGCAAATCACCACAGTTGATCCTGACAATAGCTATGGCGGTGAAATCGTGGTGGAAAAGCCATCAGGGGTTGATCATCCCTATGACGTGACGATCACCGTGCACTTTAACGATGTCGATTATCCTTTCACCTTTCGGTTGACGGAGCAGGGTAAGAATAAACCGGCGCCATACACAGCTTCCGCTGTTGGGAATCATCCACGCGTGCCGGTCACGTCTTCCTTGTCTGCGCCATCTGTATCGCCTTGATGTGCGGGAAGGATGCCGCCGCCAGCGGCTTCCAGTTCATAGGGAAAGCATTTTCGTCCTATAACGCGCAGATTTTTTGCTGCGGCCTCTTTCGAAATGGGGTGGCGATAGCGCAAGACGATATGGCGGGTTCCGTCAACATCGGTCAGGTCGAAATATAGGGCCGGATCATAGTGAATGAACAATGATTGTTGTTCACCCCATTCGATAGAAACTCCGCCGTTGGGTAGAGGAACTTCTTTGTAGAGCATCCCCATGCGGTGCTCGATGCATTTAGCCAAGGCTGGAACGGATTGAGCGCTAGGGATATCAAGGCCGGTCTCGCGGGGCGGCGCAATCTCTGCGGTGAGGGTAAAGAGAGCTAGAGCGGCAAACGGTGTGGCCAGCTTCATGATCTTTCCTTTGTGCAAGTGATCGCCTCGCGCAGAATGCGGCGGATGGCTTCTGGACGGCTTAGCGGTTCTGGCTTGGCCGCGATCCATGCATCTAGCGAGGCAACGTCTGCTCTTTCTGGATTTTTATAGTAAATTTCAGCTATTATCGATATGAATCGTTACGGTATTTTTTTGTTATTAAATCCGCTGAAATTCCAAGATAAAACTTGTCCATTCCATCTCCGCACTTTTTTGAATAATCTTCTGCCCGTTCATAGTTATGAATTTCAGCATCAATCCCATATTCGTCTGGATAATTGCTTTCCCCATCAAGGAAGGTTTCATCTCCATTTGAATAGAAATGCTTGAAACCTACAAGGGCACCAAATGAATTTTTGGCATTAATCTCGCCCTTCACCCATCCTTTGTGAGGGCAATCGACTACATTTCTAAAAATAACCGAAGAAGTGTCTTTCATTCCATTAATAATAGATTTTTCAGCAGCATTTATAAATACATGCTGCTGAGTATAGTACGCAAACCCTATGGCGATAAAAAAGCAAGAAAAAGCCGCGGAAATATAAAAACGAGTAATTACCCTACGCCTTCTTTCCGTCGATATTTTATCGTCGCCCATCAATATCTCCTTCGAAAAACTGGGAGATATTATGGACTTGCGATGGAGAGTCCAGCCTTAAGTATACGGCGGATGGCTTCGGGGCGGGTCAGCGGTTCGCCTTGGGCGGCGATCCAGGCATCGAGCGCGGCGAGATCGGTGGGTTGAAGGCGGACTTGAATGGGTAGTCCTTGCCCTGTTGGCGCAGGTCCGCGCCTCTTTTTCTCTGGTTGCATGGTTTCTTGACCGCTCATAGAAATCTTGGTACCAGAATGACGGGCCGAAGGAAAGCTACCAACTTGCCCCTCGGCCCTAACCACAACGGATCAAGGAAGGATCACGTCATGGCTGCCCAAGTCATTAGCCTTCGCGTGGGCGAAGCGCCAACCGGAATCTTGGCTGATTTATCTGGTGATGATGCCAGTCGGATTGGTGAGGCCACCAATCGTATCGAATGCCTTGGCTCTATGGCCTATGCCTTGTCACTCAATCCCGAACTCGCGCCCTATATGGCCGATGCCCTGCGCGGCCTATGGTCCATGGCTGGCGATGTGCAAGCGCTGCTGATCGCTGGCCCTGCGCATGGAGTGGCAGCATGAGCGCGCTGGTTAGGATCGATGATGGCCGCGCAGTGGCCGATAGCCGTGATGTGGCAGCAGATTTTGGCAAACGGCATAATGATGTGCTGCGCGCCATTCGAGCCAAGCTGAAAGCCGTACCCGACTTCACGCGCAATTTTGCGCGCGAAGTCTATCAGGTCAAAGCAGGCGATGGCGGTCTTAGGGATTCGCCTCGATATGACATGGATCGCAAGGGCTTCATGCTGCTGGTGATGGGCTTTTCCGGCGCCAAGGCGCTGGAAATCCAGTCCCGCTGGATCGATGCGTTTGACGCGATGGAGCAGCGCCTGCTGGGTGCGCGCGAGGCGTTCCATGATGATCCGCCCGCATCCCCTGCCCCGCCACAGTTGGCGGAGGATATCCTGCCCGCGATCACCGTGGTGCGCGAGGCCCGGCAGGTGTTTGGCAAGGCTGCCGCGCGGCAGCTTTGGCGAAGTCTGGGCCTGCCCATGCCAGATATGCCCAAATCCCTGCTGCAATACGCGGCCAGCGGCCATGCGGCCCCGCCGGGCATGGGGTGCAATGCCGAGGATTGGATAGCCGAATGCTGTGTGGCGGATCCCAACGCACGGGCGGGCGCGGCAGAGCTGTACCGATCCTATGTGACCTGGTGCGCAGAACAGCAAAACGTGCCGGAAACGCAGACCAGCTTTGGCCGCGCCCTGTCGCGCGGCGGTATTCCGGGCGCCAAAGACAGCAATGGCCGGGTTTACCGGCGCGGCATCAGGCTGATCCAGTGAAGGGTATGGAGGAAAAAACCTCGCGCGCCAAGAAAGCGCGATGGCCACGCAATGTACGGTGCGCTATAGCCCGATGCCCATTGGTGTATTGGGTGCGCAAGGCCCATGTATGGCGCGATGATATGGCCTACAAGATGTAGTTACAGACCGTGACAGACAGTTAGCCTCTTGAATGCGAAATGTCTGTGCGCGGCGCGGGATTTAGCAGTTGGCGCGGCGGTGAGAAGAAGGAATTTCATAGGGTTTTCAGGGTTGAAACTATCTGCGCGTCTGTAACGGTCTGTATCTGAATCCCCAAGGAAACTGCGGGTTACAGACAGATAACAGACGGACAGACTGTTTGCGCGGTTTTAGCTATATGTGGGCGCCTGCGCTATACGAGGGGTTTTATAGTATCTGTCTGTCTGTCTGTATTTTATCTACTAAATCTTGATCAAAGGGATAACTGAAAATGGCAAGGCGCGATGATTGGTTGAACGAGGTCGAGATCATGCTGGTGGATGCGTGGAGCTATCTGATGCGGTTGCCGGATCGCGAGCGGGCATGGCTGGCCAGCGCATCGCGGTCGGCGTGGCCGGTGGTGATCCGCGATCCGATCACCGATTACGCTGAACAGGAAGAACCACGTATGCCGCTGGGGCGCCGCGAGATGGCGATGGTCGGCAAGGTGTTTCTGGACGAAGGTTGCCTGATGGTGCGGCTGGATGTTGCCTTGCGCCCGCTGGTCGCGGTGGTGCTGAGCATGAAGGCGCGGCCAGAGCGCGGCGGCTTCAAGTGGGAGCCTGTGTGGGAGCGTATGGGCGGCAAGGCCTGTGGTGTCAGCACCGATGGATTGCGCAATCGCTATGAGCGGGCGCTGGTCCGGTTGGCCGTGATGGTCGATGAAGCGGTGGCTAATCAGAGCCAGCGCGCAGCATAAGTCTAGGATTTCTGCGGGTGGAACCTGTCAACCCCATTACACTTTCCACGGGTCAAATTTAGGGTCTTCGTTTCCACGGTAAATGCCATCATGCTTTAGGCATCATCGGAGAAGCGTGTCTGGCCCAGCCAACCGTAATCTGCGTTCATTCAATCGGGTTGTGGAGATGCGGATAGTTGATGCGGGGCGCGTGATGGGTTCGCCGAATGGCATGGCAGGGGGTACCCTTGGGTCCTTCCAGCCAATTTTTTGCAATGCGGGACAGCGAAGCGCAACGCGTGTGAACGTCCCGTATTTCGCCATACGACGTTTTTTTTCTTTGGGTTTCAATTCATGAGAGGCTCTTTAGGCGATCTGGCGATGATGCCGGGCATGCCATCTGAGCCTACATTGCGCAAACTGATGGCCGAACGGCCAGACTTCCCTTTGGTATCCCGTGGCACGAATGGCGTTGCCTATGAAATCGAGCTGGAAGAGGCATTTGCCTTTGTCCGAGGTCTGGAAGCTGAAAAGCGCGCGGTTGCGGAAAGCCGCAATGCAGAAATCCGCCAGCTTGGCCTTGAGCTGCTGGGCGAAGATGCGGCTAGCGCTTCTGGCAACCAGTCAATGCTTAGCTCCGAAGATCGGAAGCGCCTGCTGGAAGAAGAACTGGCCGCAATTCGTGTCGCTGAAAAGCGCCGTGAGCTAGTTCGCAAAGGCCCGGTGATTGCAGCCGTTGGCGAGCTCGTCCTCTACATCGCTGAGAAACAGAAGACGCTTGCTGACCGGCTAGGCAAGCGCGCCCACGCCCCGCGAGAGGTTCTGGCCGCGCTGGATAGGCTGATTGATCAGGATCGCCGCGAAATCGCGGCCCGTATGGAACGCGCCGTCGATGCTTTTTCAGGAGAACCGGACTCAGATACCGCCGTTTGAACCGGCAGACCGGATCATTGCTCGCATGGCCTCGCTTATGCGGCCAAAGGAACGGCTCAGCGTCAGCAAGTGGGCAATCCACCATCTGGGCTATGACCCCGAGGTGGCGCCGTGGCAGATGGAAATCATGGATGCCCTGGGCGATCCTGATACCTCCGAAGTTGGCCTGATGGGGCCAGCGCAGCAGGGAAAATCCGAGATCGGCCTTGCGTGGATCGGATGGTCAATCGAACATGACCCCGCCGATATGCTGATCTGCCAGCCCGATAAGACGTTGATGCAGGATTTCGTGGTTCGCCGTATCGCACCGATGATCGCTGCCACTTCGGCCCTCAAGGCCGAGCAACTGGGCGGCGTGGGCGCTGACAATATCTTTCTGAAGCAATTCAGGGCTATGCTGCTAACCTCGATCTGGCCTGTCGCCTCGCAATTTCGCGCGCGCCCGGTGCCACGGGGATGGCTCGATGATTTCGACCAGATCGATGCCGATATCGAGGGGCAAGGGTCGCCAGTTGGCCTGCTCGATGCCCGCGCAGAAAGCTTTGAGGGCCGCGATACGAAATTCGTATCCTCCTCCCCTGCCCGCGATGAGGGCAAGTGCGACATTGAGGATTTCGTTGCGGCCAGTACCGATGAACGGCTGATGCCGGAGTGCCCAAGCTGCGGCGAGCGGTTTGAGCCGAACCTGATGCGGGATTTACAGTTTGAACGCGGCAGCGTGGAGCTAGCGGAAAAGACAGCCCATGTTGTCTGCCCCAAGTCTGGCTGCATTCTGGGGCCGGAAACCCAGCGTGATCTGATCGCCAATACAGTCAATCTGCCCAACCGTGGCTTCGTTGCCCAACGGCCAGAGGCAGGTATCCGGCGCCGGGGCTTTCGGGTTGATGGTCTGCTGGGCTTTCGATCCTGGCCGGAACGCGCGCGAAAATATCGCGAGGCAGAACTAACCTGGCAAACCCGCCAGGATGAAAGCGCTCTGAAAGCTTTTGCCAACACGGCGGCAGGGCGAAACTATCGCTCGATCCTATCGGGAGAAGAGCCTCTGCGCTCGGAAGATCTGCGCAAGCGGCGTGAGTCCGGCTTTGCGCTGGGCACTGTTCCGCCCGGTGTAGTGGCAATTGTGATCCTGGTCGACGCCCAGGCGAACAGCTTCCAATGCGCGGCGGTTGGCTGGGGTGAAGGGCTGGAAAGCTGGCTGATTGATCGGTGGTCGATCGATGTTCTGGAAGATGGTCTGACCGGTATCACGCCTTTTGCCCGGCCAGAACATGCTGACATGCTACTCCCCCTGTGGAGCCGCACTTGGCCGCTGGCGGATGGTTCGGGCCAAAGCCCGCCGCCGCTGGTGGTGGGCGTCGATACGGGCGGTGGCGGCACCAAAACCGAAAGCTGGACCTCATCAGTCAAGCAATTGTGGCATAAGGCCACCGGCCCCCTAAGCCGGGGCGGCTGGGGTATCCACCGTTCGCGGGTTGTGCTGCTGAAGGGCGGTAATAACGTCAATGGCAAGCTGATGCCGCCCGCTGAATTCTCGGACCGGGGATCCAAGGGCGCTATAAAGCGCAATGCACCCCAGCTCTGGCTGCCCAACGTGCACAAGATCAAGAATATGGTCGATGTGCGGTTGCGGCGGGATACGCCGGGGCCGGGCTATGTCCATTTCCCCGGTGCGGATCGTCCCGGAGCTGCCCCGCGCGATCGGCTGGATAAGGTACGTGGCCTCGATGATGAATTCTTCGAGGAAATCACTGCCGAAGAACTGAAAGATGGCCGCTGGACCAAGCTGCGGCCTCGTAATGAGACATGGGATCACCTGGTCTATGCCTATGCGGTCATTCTGACGCCGGGCCGTGCGCAAAGCCGCACGGATATGCGTTGGGTGCCCAAGGCTTTCAGGGTTCCCCCACAATCAGAGCTTCGCCTGCCGATAGAGGTCCCCTCACCGGCGCATAGTGAGGCGCAACCATCACCACCGCTCACAGCGGCTGCCCCACCTTCGGGACAACCTCTGGTATCACCCCCGACCCAGCCCAACCGGGCGGTGCGGATAAATCCTATCACTGGCCGCTCGCGCGGATCCTTTCTCAAGGGGCGTTAAATGGCTTGGCAACAATCCGATCTGGATGCGCTCGATGCCAATATCGCCAGCGGCGTCATGCGCACCCGCTTCGCCGATGGGCGTGAGGTCCATTATCAGTCGCTGGATCATATGCTGGCGGCGCGGCGCGTGATCTCCAATGAGCTGACGCTGACAGCGCAGGCCGCGCAGGGCTTTGTGCGCCGTAAATTCGCTTCCTATCGGTCGGGGTTCTAACGGCATGGCCAAGAATTCTGGAAAAGGAGGCAAAGGCAAGCCCGGCAAAGGCGGTAAAGCCAGCAAATCGGCAAAGCCCTCGGCTGCGCAGCGTGGCGCTCCATTACCCCGCATCGGCGCACGGGCCGAATATGATGGTGCATCATGGGGCCGCCGTACGGAAAGCTGGCGCCGTAATGGGCGCGATAGCAATGCCGAGCTGCACCCAGCGGCGATCATGGCTCTGCGCGGCATCGCCCGCGAGATCACCCGCAACAACCCCTATGCGGCCAATGGTGCGGCAAAATTGGCGCAATATATGGTCGGATCGGGTATCCGCTTCCATGTCTATCGCAATGGGGTGAAGGATAAGGAACTCACGGCCAAAGCGCGGGAGCATTTTGAGAGCACCGCCTGCGATGCGGATGGGCGCTGCAATCTCTATGGCCTGCAACTGTTGTCGGCGCAGACCATGGTTGTCTCAGGCGAAGTGCTGATGCGGCGCCGGTGGCGGCGTAAGCGTGACAATCTGCCCGCGCCCTTCCAGATGCAGGTGCTTGAGCCTGACTGGATGCAGATGATGACCACCGTGCCGCTGGTTGGCGGCGGTGTGCGCATTCAGGGTATTGAGTTTGACGCTATCGGGCGCCGCACAGGCTATTGGCTATGGTCGCGGCATCCCGGATCGGTGCTACCGCTGGGTCTGGATATCAAGCTTTGCCCTGCCGAGGACATTGCCCATATCTATCGCACCCATCGCCCCGGCGCGGTACATGGTGAAAGCTGGTTTGCGCCCGTCATCGTACGGATCAAGGATTTCGGCGAATTCGAAGATGCGCAGTTGGTTCGGCAGAAAATCGCCGCCTGCTTTGCGGCCTTCCGTATTGGGGACCCTGATGGTGATCCGGCTGCAACCAGGGATTCCAATGGCCAACCGCTGGATAATGACCCCAGTAGCTTCGCCATTGAGCCAGGCGTTATCGAGGATCTGCCACCGGGCAGCACGGTAGAATTTGCCGAACCACCCGGCGTTGGCGATTATGAGCCCTATTCACGGGTCAGCCGCCAGGCAATCGCGGTGGGTCTCGGTATGCCCTATGAGGTACTGACCGGCGATCTCTCGAACGTCAGCTTTATCTCAGGCCGTATTGGCCGGCTCGATTTTAAGCAGGCGATTGAGACATGGCAGGATACGATCCTGATCCCGCAAATGTGTGAGCCTGCCGGGCGCTGGTTGATCGATGCCTGGGAGATGCAGGGATTGGATGTCTCTGGCGTCACAGTGCGCTGGTCGCCGCCGCGCTTCCCGATGATGAGCCCGGAAACCGAGGTGCCCGCGACCCGTGATGCCATCCGCTCGGGGCAAAAGACCGTCTCCAGCGCAGCCCGCGAACGTGGAGAGGATCCCGACGACTTCCTGGATGAGTGGGAGGCCGACGCGAAGGAACTCGATCGGCGCGGCCTGATCTTTGACAGCGATCCCCGTCACGTCACCGCTGTGGGTAACCCTGTGGCGCCCATGAGCCCCAGTGAAATGAGCAAGCGAGGCAATTAAGATGGACGAAATCATGATCTACGGCGCCGTGGGCGACTGGTGGGAAGGCCTTGATGCCGCCTCGCTCGTTCCTCGGATCGTGGGTGGAAAGGGCGATCTGACAATCGCCATCAATTCGCCCGGCGGCCTGGTGATGGAAGGCCTTGCGATCTTCAACGCGATCGCCCGCGCGGTGGCCGATGGGCGCAAGGTCACCTGCCGCATTGATGGCCTTGCGGCATCGATGGCCAGCGTGATCGCTCTGGCGGGCAGCGAAGTCGTTATGGCTGATAATGCCCTGCTGATGATCCATAATCCGTGGGACTGCGCCTGCGGTGATGCGGAGGATCTGCGCAAGGCGGCTGACCAGCTGGATGTTCTGAAAAACCAGATCATCAACATTTACGCAAAGCGCAGCGGCATCAGCATCGCCGACCTCACGACGATGATGGATGATGAAACGTGGATGAGTGCGCAGGAGGCTCTGGATAAGGGCTTTATCGACACCATCGGCCTTTCAGGCACGGCCTCCGCATCGATCAGCGCCTGCAACATCATGAAATTCGGGTTTCAGAAAGCCCCGAACCACCCGCTTATCGCCGCCTCTGCCATGGCGATGGCTGGAAAACCTCCGGCGCCCATCGCCAACACTCTGAAAGGCAAGACCATGACCCCTGAAGAAATCGCGGCGGCCGCAGCGGCGGCTGCCGAAGCTGAGGCCCGCTCCACGGCTACCGCCTCTGCTGTTTCCTCCGCCGCACAGGCCGCCATTGCCACCGAACGCGCCCGTGCTTCGTCCATTCGTGCCCTGGGTGACAAGCACAAGCTGGATGCCACCGCGATCAATGCCATGATCGATAGCGGCATCTCTATCGAGGCCGCGCGTGAACAGGTGCTCGACCAGCTCGCTGCGCGCTCTGAAAATCACAGTGCCGGTTCGCCCGGTGGCGCCATCACCATTACCGTTGATGAACGCGACAAATGGATGCAGGGTACGGCCAACTGGCTGATCGTGCGTTCGGGCATGGCCAGCACGGTCAAGAAGGCCGCCGCCAAGAAGGGACAGAAAATCGATCTGGACCCCGGCGAATTCACCGGTATTTCCATGGTCGATCTGGCGCGGGAATCGTTGCAGCGCAGCGGAGCGCGCAATATCAGCCGCGATCCGCAGATGATCATTGGCAGTGCGTTCACCGCCCGCAATGACATTACCCAGGGAGCGGGCGATTTCCCGGTTCTGCTGGAAAATGTCATGCACAAGGTGCTTCAGGCGGCCTATCAGGTAACGCCCGACACGTGGAGCCGTTTCTGCGGCAAGTCCACCGTCACCGATTTCCGCGCCAGCAACCGCTATCTGCGCGGCACCTTCGGTGCGCTTGATTCGCTGGGGGATCTGGGCGAGTTCAAGAGCAAGTCGATCCCCGATGGCGAAAAGCAGACCATCAGCGCCGGGACCAAGGGTAATATCATCACCCTGTCGCGCCAGGCGCTGATGAATGATGATATGGGCGCCTTTATCACCCTGGCCAGCGATCTGGGCCGCGCCGCTGCGCTGTCGATCGAGAAGGATGTCTATACCCTGCTCGGCGCTAATCCGATGATGAGCGACGGCTATGCGCTGTTCTCGAATGCTCACCGCAATATTGCCGGGGGCGCGTGGGCTTTGCCTGATGGCACCTCCGCCAATGTCCCCCCGGCTGCGGCCCTGGGCGTCTATGCCTTCGATGCCGCGCGTGTGACCATGGCTAGCCAGTTGGATCCCTCGGGAAATGAAATCCTCGATATCCGGCCCGAAGCGCTGGTGGTGCCTCTTTCGGATGAAGGCCTTGCGCGGATTATCATCGGTTCGCCCTATGATCCCGATGCGTCGAGCAAGCTGCAACGGCCCAACATGGTGCAGGGCCTTGTTGGCGATATCGTCGGCTCAGCGCGCCTGAAGACCGGCGCTACCGGCCATGGCTGGTATTTCTTTGGCGACAAGGAACTTGCCCCGGCGATTGATGTCGCTTTCCTGAATGGCGTGGAAGAGCCGTTCCTCGATAATTCGCTGGGCTGGCGCGTGGATGGCACCGAATTCAAGGTGCGCATCGATTATGGTGTCGCCGCCACCAACTGGCGCTCGGCCTACTTCAACCCCGGCCAGTAACGCTTCCACCATCCATGCTGATCCGCGAAGGGCGCCCGCTTCGGGCGCCTTTCGCGTTTCTGGGCACCAGATCTGAAAGGGATCTTCTCCATGCGTAATTTTGTGCATCCGGGCAAAGTCGTCTCCGTCATTGCCCCCTATGTCCTGGCCACCGGCGCAGGCTGCCTTGTCGGCTCGATCTTTGGTGTGGCCGAAAGTCCCGCCGCCGTTGGCGCGTCTGTCAATCTGCGGCGTGTGGGTGTGGTAACCCTGCCCAAGGCTGCCGGTGCGGTCACTCAGGGCCAGGCGCTCTATTGGGACAACACCAATTTTGTGGTGACCACCACCGCTACCGGCAACAAGCTGATCGGGGCAGCTGAAAACGCACAGGCCGCCGGGGACGCTACCGTTGCGGTGATCCTCTCGGGCCAGTTCTGACCCACTGATGGCCGCTGATCCATTCGTCACCGCCCTTGGGGTCCTGCTCCAGGCGGCGGGATCGACAGCGGCAATCTATCAGCCGCAGGGGGGCACGCCGGTTCCTCTGCGGCTAGTTCACCACCAGCCTTGCGAACCAACCCACCTCTCGCTGGGCAATGTGGTGCAGGATGGCAATATCTTCATGATCGCCATGTCCGATATCGCCCTGCCCGCGCGTGGCGACATCGTGCAAGTGGGCAGTGAGATCTACACCGTGCTGGCAGCGCCCATCCTTGATTCCGAAGGTATGACCTGGGCGGTTCAAGTCACGCTGGGCCCGGCCTGATCCCATGCGCGCAACCATCAATCTCGAACGCTTCGTCGCCGAAAACGATGCGGCGGAAAAGAAACTCGCCAAGGCGATCACCGCCGGAATGAGCGATACGACCGATGAGGTGAAGGAAGCGCTGCGGGATCTGGTACGTGGCGCCCGCCTTGGTGATCGCCTGGCTAAGACATGGCAGGGCAAGACCTATCCCAAGACCGGCGTCTCACTGCATCCCAAGGGCTTCATCTGGTCCAAAGCGCCAGAAATCATCGCCTTCTACGCCGAAGGTCAGGATATCGTACCGATCAATGGTCACCCCTATCTGGCAATCCCTACAGCGGCGGCCCGCGCGATCACCGGGAAAAAGGGCGCCCGGCTCACCGTGGCGCAAATCGAGGCCCGGCTGAAGCGCAAGATCGTGGTGATCAAGGGCAAGCGGGGAAATCTGCTCGGCCTGTACGACCCGCGCACGGCTACCGCTAAAAAGCGCGGCGCCAAGCGAGACCTCGTGCTGCTATATACTTTCGTGCCGATGGTGAAGGGAAAGCGGCACTTTGATGTGGGCGAGGCCGTGAATGAAAAGGCGGCCCACCTGCCTGCCAATATCGACCGGAGGCTATCAGAATGACCTCGACCATGGCCGTCCTGACGGCGGTGCGAAGCCTTATCGCCTCGGCCTGCCCAGGGGTAGAAGTCCGCGGCTTTACCGAAAGCGCAGAAAAGCCGGATCGCATACCCCGCTCTGGCGTCATCCTGGGGGGGCCTGGCGATCCCGGTGATCCCGAAATCGATATGTCACCGCTGATCTACAATTTCACCCATACCATCCCAGTGGAAGCGGTCATACCGGTCATCAACACCGACGACAGCGCCCTGCGCCACCTGATCGCACCGATTGGCACTGCCATCATCGCTGATCGCACGTTGGGCGGCCTATGCATGTGGGTCGACGTTTCTGCCGCCTCCATGACGGATGACGATTTTAGCCCCGTTTCGGGCGCGCCCACGCTGCGCACCGCCAGCTTCGATATCATCGCGGAATATGCCGTCTCCAACCCTCTTGCGGCCTGATCTGCTTAACTGAAAGGATTGCCCATGCCTCGCGCACAAGGTGCGAATGCACTGATGAATCTCGGGTTCGAGGCCAGCTATGGCACGAGCCCCACGTCTGGCTCTGCCAACTGGTTCCGCGTACCGTTTCGCAGTTCGGATCTGGGCGATGTGCAGAACCTGCTGGAAAACGATCTGCTGGGCCTTGGCCGTGATGCCCAGGCACCCATCCCCGATATTATCGACAACGTGGGCAAGCTCTCTGTTCCGGTCGATCTGCGCAACTTTGGCTTGCTGCTTAAAGGCCTGCTAGGGCAGCCCACGACTGCGATCGGGCAGGCCGCCAGTGGCACGCTGACGTTTTCCGCCCAGCCCGCCGTCAACTCCACCGTCACCATTGCGGGTGTTGTCACCACCTTTGTGGCCAGTGGGGCAACCGGTAATCAGATCAATATCGGCGCCAGCGTCACCGCGACCGTCGCGGCGCTGCAAACTTTTCTGGCCGCTGTGTCGAGCGGCGCGCTCAGCACCCAGACCTATACTGCCACCGGTCCGGTATTGACGGTCACCAGCAAGACGGCGGGGACAGCGGGCAATTCCATCACGCTGGCCGCCATGGGTACGGCCAATGTCACCCTGTCGGGCGCAACGCTGCTGGGCGGTTCGAATGTTCATACCTTCACCTCTGGCGCTCTGTTGCTGCCATCCTTATCGATTGAGGTGGGCTTCCCGGATATGGCCATTCCAGTCTGGGGTCTGAATTATGGCGCGGTGATTGATAAGCTGGCGCTGAAATTGTCGCGTGGCGGGCTGCTCAGCGCTGATCTGGATCTGATCGCTCAAGGCGAGACGATTTCGAACGCACCTGTTGCCGGTGCCTCTCCCACGGCGCTTGCCGTCTCGCGCTTCGCCATGTTCTCCTCCTATGTGAACATCAATGGATCGTCAGTTGGCTCGCTGGTCGATTGTGAAGCCAATTTTGCGAACAACTTTGCAAAGGTCGAAACCGTCCGCAATGATGGCCGGATCGCAGGGGTTGATCCCGGCGTGGTCAGCCTGGGTGGCACGATCAAGGTTCGCTTTCAGGATCAGTATCTGCTCAATTATGCGCAAAGCCAAACCTCGGCGCAGCTCAACTTTGGTTGGCAGATCGGCAATGGGCGCAGCATCGATTTTCAGATCGCCAATACCTATTTTCCGAAGGCCAAGCGCCCTGTGACCGGGCCGGGAGGGATCGAGGTCAGCTTCCCGATCAAGGCAGGCGGCAATACCAATTCGCTGGTTGTCACCCTCAACAATGACATGGCGGGGTATTGATGTTCGAGCTGCTGCAAGAGCTTCCGGCCGAGCTAGCAACCGATGGCGAATGGATCACGTTGTTCCCGGCTAGCGGCGATCGTCTGGCCGTGCGTGTCAAGGTGATTGCCATTGGCCCCAGCACCTATAGCGCTGCCGGAGCGGCGCTGGCGAGTGCAGAGCACCCAATCGAAGAGTTCGCCCGCGATGTGAAATTCGACGCCTTCTCCCGCGAACTGTGTCGCCGCTCGATCATTGCATGGGAAGGTATTGCTAGCTCGGGGCAGCCAGCGCCGCTCAATCTGGCCAATATCGACCGGCTGTTGTTGGACGCCTCAGTGCTACGCATCCTTCAGCAGGAAATCGTCTATCCCCATTTGGCGCGGGAAGCGGAAAAAAACGGATCATCGCCCTCATCCGCTGGCATTTCACCGGATCGGATGGGGGCGAAGGATACTGCTCTCGATGCCCAACCCGCTGCGAAACCTGCCCTTACACCGTCTCCGCGCCCCGGACGCGCCAGGGCGAAGCGGTCTGGAAAGTAATCCAGTCCTGCGTTCGCCAATTGCGTGTCGGTGCCATGGGGGCGGTAGGCATTGATTTCGGCGCCTATCTGATGATGGGCGATGTCCTGAATGCCGATCAAGGCCTTTTGGCGCAGGTACTGCCTATTATTGAGCGAGCAGCGCTAGAGATGCTGCGGCCCGAGGACGAAGGGGGCAGAGAGGAAGATTGATCGCGGCATAAAATTTGGGTTTCACCAGGGCGCCTTCGGGCGCCCTTTGCTTTGGAAGGGATGCTGAATATGGCGGGCAAGGCCAGCTATACTGTCGAGCTGGATACCACCGGCGCGCCCAAGATCAGCCAAGCCTTTGCCGAAACCGCCACCGCTGCTGAAGGGGCGGCAGATCGGTCGGAAAAGGCCTATGATCGCGTCGGAGCCGCTGCGGAAAAGGCCGAAAAGCAGGCCGCAGAGGCCCGTGCCCGCGCGCAGGCCATGTTTGAGCAGGCCTTTGGCGGCGGTACGGCTTCGGCCCCGGCACAGGCGGCCTCCACCGGATCTGCCCCGGTGGCACTGGCACGGCCCCCGGTAGTGCAAAATACGTCTGCCCTTATCGATCAGCGCCGCAATCAGGCCATGGCCCAGCGCGTGATGGATCAGCTTGACCCAGCCAGCAAGCTTCAGCGCGATTACAATGCCGAGATTGATCGCACACGCGGCCTGCTTGATCGAAATCTGATCAGCCAGCAGCAGCATGACGCCTATGTCGTCAAACTGAAGCGCGATCTGACTGAAAGCACGAATGCTCTGCGCGAGCATGGTGGGATGCTGGGGCTCAACCGCTCGCAATATATCACCGCGCAATCGGCGGTATTACGCTTTTCCGACAGCGTGATCTCTGGCGCATCTCCGCTCCGCGCCATAGCGCTGGAAGCGCACAAGGTGGTCGAGGTGCTTTCGCTGGACGAGGGCGGCATGGCTGGCGGGTTGTCCAAGGTCAGTGCGCTGTTTGATGTGGCCATATTGGGTATCGGCGGGATGACGGTTGCTATGGCCGCAGGGGCCGTGGCGGCGTTCCAATATTCGGCGCAGATGGAGCATATGGAAGCGGCGGCTACCGGTTTTGGTCGCACCTCCCAACTGACGGGTAATCAGCTCAAGGATATCGCCCTGAATAGTGCGGAGGCTGGCCGCATGTCGGTCGGCGCGGCGCAGGACATTGAAACTGCGATCCTGCAACAAACCCGCACCAGTGCCAGCGCCTTGGAACAGGCGATCCCCGTCACCCGCAAATTTGCCGATGCCATGGGTATCGATCTGAAAAAGGCGTCCGAGGATCTGGGTAAGGCCCTGGCTGATCCGGCCAAGGGTGCTGATGAATTGGCCAGCAAATATGGCTATCTGTCCCAGGCGCAGGTAGAAGAAATCCACCAGATGATGGAACAAAACAACCTGATCGGCGCGCAGCAGGCGCTGCTACAGGGGCTAGGCGGATCGCTTGACAAGGCAGGCGACCATGTGCTGGCTCTCACCAAACTATGGCAGGGTTTGACCGCGACCATCTCGAATGGTTGGACCAATATCGGGTCGGCCATAAACCATGCCGTTGGCAGCTATACCGATGCTGAAAAGCTCAAAAATCTTCAGGACAAGATTTTTGATGAACAGCGGCAATTGGGCGGCGATAGCGGACCGTCCAACCGCGCTCGCTCCATTTTAGAGGCCCAGCTTAAAAAGGATCAGGAAGACTTTGCCAAAATGGCGAGCGGATCCCAGCACCAATTGGATGGTGGGCGCAATAACCAGCTAGGCAGCGAAGCGCGCGACATCGCCGGGAAATATGCCGTTGGCAGTGTCCAGCCCAAGCTGGAAACCCTGCGGCAGGATCTGTCAAAGCTGGAAGAGGCCCAACATGCGGGGCAGCATGTCGATCAGGAAACCCTCGATGCGCTGCACCATGCCATCCGTACCTTCCTGACGCCGGAACAGCAGCGCGTGGCCATCGCCCAGGCGACGGCAGACCTGCGCCGTGCGGCTCCGCATAGTGCGGCTCGCCAGCAGGCTGGCCAGCGCCTGGCCGATGCGAAAACAGCAGGGCAGGTTATTTCAGAAGGCGCGGCCCATGATATTTCCGATGCGCGCGGTGAAGCGGCACTGGGCCATGGCAAGACCGGTGAGGGCCATGCGGAATCGCTGGCGCGGCAGGCATCGGCCATGGAGGTAGCGGCGAAAGCATCGCTGGCGCTGGGCGATGCCTATCTGATCAGCGGTGCGGCGGCGCTGAAGGCGGAAGCCTATCGCAAGGCTGCTACCGATGCCACGCGGCGGGGCATTGACATCGATGCACAGGCCGAGCGCCAGTTGAACCTGATGGTTGCTGAGCAGGTGGCCAATTCGGCCAAAACGGTCCGGTCGAGTGAGGATGAAACAGCTGCCCGTAACCGGGTGATCGATGCGGTACGGGCGGGCCAGATCCCGGCGAATGATATGCAACAGGCCCTCACCCGCGAAAATTCCCTGAGGCCCCTGCTCACCTTGCAAGCGGTTGCCCATGGTGATGCGCTGAAGCATCTGACCGATATCATCAAGGCGCAGACGCAGGCGATGGCCGATAGTGAGGCATCGCAAAAGCGCATGACCGCCCAGCAGGCGATCAATACCGCGAATGATAATGCCCGCTCGGATCGGGCACGTGGGGCGCGGGCTGGCCTACGCGATCCGGCGGCGATCGCATGGAGCGCTGCGGCTGATAAAGGCGCTGCGCAAGGCTTAAGCGCGGTGGATACCGTAGGTGTGGCGAACGCTGATGCGAACGCGGCAAAGGCAAAGCAGGATGCTGACACGGCTGTATGGCTGGCCGATTCACAGCACCGGTCCGCGATGCAGCAGAGTCTGCTCGATCTGCAAATCCGCTATGCCAATACCAAGGATGGCGATGACAATGACGAAATCGCCCGACAGAAATTGATAATCGAGCTGGATCAGCAAAAGCTCAATCTGAATTCTGCGCAAATCGATGATGAATTGGCCCGCCGCAAGACGATCAAGGATACCACCGATGAGCTGGGCCGCCAAAAATCGGCCTATCAGCAACTGCGCGATGATGGTGCCAATGCGCTGGATCGGCTGTTTAGCCCTGATGGTGTCCAGAACTGGGGTAATACCCTCCGCTCTGTCATCCGTCAGGTTCTGACCGATCTGGAAAAGATGGCCCTGCTTAATCCGCTTGAAAACATGCTTTTCGGTGGCAATCGCGCCACGCTGGGAAGTGGCGCTGGTGGCGCGCTTGGCTCGCTATTTGGTAGCCTATTTGGCGGAAATGGCGGGGTCTCTGTGGATACTGGCGCGACAATGTCTGCTCTTGACCAAATTCCCCTCGCCCAGCTCCCGGCCTATGCTGTTGGCACCGATAGCGCGCCTGGTGGCATGGCTCTGGTCGGCGAACAGGGGCCGGAACTGGTCAACCTGCCGCGCGGCGCTGGTGTGATGACGGCCAGCGAATCGCGCTCCACACTCCAATCCGCATCTGGCGGGGATACCTATCATATGCCGATCACCATCAATGCACAGGGAGCCGGCCCGCGCGAGGTCGATACCTTGCGGGTGGAACTGCAACAGCTACGCAGTGATATCCCGTCAATGGCCGTCCGTGCCAACAGTGATGCGCGCACACGGCGGGTGGCCGTATGACGCTCATAACGCCCCTTTCCATGCCATCTGGCGCAAAGGATCAGGTTTTTGAGATCCAGCGCGTCGATTATCTTGCGCCCGAAGCGCGGGGCCGCATTGGCGGTGTCACGGCAGGCTTTCCCCTCTGGAAAATGACCTGCACCCTTGGGACGCTGACGGTTGCGCAATCCGATCAATGGCGCGCCTTTGTATCAGCCCAGCGCGGCGCCCAGCGGCTGTTTATGGCGTTTGATATCGGCAGGAAGATGCCTCGTAATTATCAGGCTGGTTTCCCCTCTGGATTTTCCGGCCAGGCATCAGGTTGGTCGCAATCAATCGATGGCAATAATTTCGCCATATTGACCCTCACGGGCTTGCCTGCTGGTTTGTCCCTTGTGACAGGCGATTATGTGCAGTTTTCCTGGGGGACATTCCAGCGAGCGCTGGTGCGACTGGTCGAGTCCGCTACAGTGGACGGAACCGGAAAATTAAGCGCGACAATTGAGCCAGCAGTGCCAGCGCTTGTCCCGCCGAGCGCGCTTGCATCCTTGGCCCAGCCATGCTGCCTCATGAAGTTGACGTCGGATACCAAGCTGGGGCCGGTTGGCAGGCGCGGTGCGATTGAAAGCGGCACGATTGATGCCATTCAGGATCTACGGCCATGAAGTCGATTTCTGATGCCGCGATCGCGGCCATGACAGATGGCAATGCCATTTCCAGCGCCGCCATCGTTATTAACTGCTCCCCGCCAGTGGCGGTCTGGGGCGGCTATGGCCAGCTTGTTCTGGATGGGATCACCTTCGACGGTATCGGTGATCGCGGCTTGGTCCAATTGATGGGGGCCAGCCTTGGCGATTCCGAACAAAACGTGGGGCTGCAACTCTCCGGTGTTGAGCCCGATATCGTGGCGCTGTTTGATGCAACACAGGTGCGGGGCGCTCCGGTCAAGATCTGGCTGCTGATCTTTGATGGGTCGGGCCAAATCCCGCTTGATGCCCAGGTTTATACGGCGGGCCGCCTTGATACGCTCCAGGTGGTGGAAACCGTGGGTGGTACGAGCACCATTTGCGCCTCTGTCGAAACGCAGGCGCGGGGCCTTGGCCGGTCTGGCCAACGAATGCGCACAGACGCTGATCAGCGTTTGATCGATGCTGCGGATAGTGGGTTTCGCGTGGTCAGCTTTGCTGGGAACAAGACGCTGTATTGGGGGGGCTACAAGCCAACCTCGGTAGCGACCCTTGGCTGGTCGCCTTTGCCAACCGCGAACTAGGGCTGAAATAACCCATGCGAAATTTTGAAGCGCTGACGGCCTATTTGGCCGATCGGCAGACCATGCCCTTTGCCTGGGGCAGCAATGATTGCGTCACCTTCGCGGCGGGCGCGGTGCAGGCTCTGACCGGACGCGATCCCTTGGATGGCGTTGCAAAATGGAAAACAGAGCGTTCAGCCCTCGCCAGGCTTAACCGCCTTGGCGGGCTGGAAGCGGCGGTTTCGGGCATTTTGGCAACGGTGCCCTGCGCATGCGCACATCGTGGCGATATCGGCCTGATCCAAACAGATATTGGCCCCGCACTGGTCATTATCACCGGCGTGACCTTGATCGGCCCCGGTCCAAGTGGCGCGCAAATATTCCCGCGCCAGCACCTGCAACATGCCTGGAGCGTGGGTTGATGAAGAATTTCCTGCGCCAGCTTGGCCAGTCCTTTAGGGCATGGCGTCGCCCAAACGTCTGGTTGCTGGCGATCGAACTTGCGCTGACATGGGACACGCCTGCCCATGCTCTGCCTGTTGCCATCGTTGCCGGGGTGCTGGAGGTTTCCGCTACCAGCTTTGCGGCGATTGCCGTCACCGCCGTTATCAATATCGCGCTAACCTATGCGGTCAGCGCGCTAATCAACGCCATTGTCGGGACGCCCAAACAACAGCGCCAGGCGCAGATTACCACGCTGGCTATCGGAGAAACGCCCCGCGCTGCTATTTTTGGATCGGCGGGTGTGGGCGGAACGCTATGCGATGCCTTCAACTGGGGCGGTGATTATGGCACGGACTGGGAATGCCTGATCATTGACTTGGCCGATCACAAATGTGCGGGTCTCCAAAGTTTTTACGTCAATGATCAGCTGATCTATTTCCCCACAGGCGGTTTTCCCGATGGCTATGTGCCTGACCAGGTGGTCACCAACACCGAGATAGTCGGTGGCAATACCGTCACCACCACCGGCACCGTGCACTATAATAACCAATTGCGGGTTTGGTTTCTCGACGGATCCACGGGGCAAACTCTGCCGGATGTCGTGACCAATGGCGGCTGGACAACTACGGGCAATTTTGCTGGCATCACGGTGGCTGTGGTCGCCTATAAGGCCGATGATCCGTCTTCCACCACGCCGGTCTGGTCAGGCGGACGGCCTAAATTCCTGTGGGTGGTGAATGGCAAGCTTTGCTATGATCCGCGCAAGGATACCACCGTTGGTGGGTCTGGCGCCCATCGCTGGACAGATCCGACGACATGGGAATGGACGGATAATGCCGCTATCTGCCGCTACAATTGGGTGCGCGGTATCTATGCCAAGGATCAGGTTTCCGATCCCGCCTCGCTGCTGATTGGCCGAGGTCTAACCTCGCTGGAAGCGCCAGAGGCCAATGTCTTTGCCTATGCGAATATTTGCGATGAATCCGTCGACTTGAACGCAGGCGGCACCGAACCGCGCTATCGTATAGGCGGCGTGATCCAGTCTAATCAGACCTTTGTCGATATCGAGACCATGTTTGCGGATACCATGGGCGGGATCATTATCCAGCCCGGTGGATCGGTAGAGGTTGAGCCGGGGCATGCCCGCACGCCTAGCTTTGCAATTACCGATGATGATCTGCTGGTGGGCGCGCAGGTCACCGTGTCGCACTATCGCGGCGAGGCTGACAATGCCTGGATCAATACGGTGTGCCCACGTTATACCGAGCCTAGCCAGAAATGGCAGGAGCATGGCTCCCCCGTGCGCCGCGCTCTTGATACGCTCACCGCAGACGGTCGACCGCGCGAACAAACGCTGACGCTCCCACTGGTGACAAGCGGGACGCAGGCCCAGCGCCTGGGCGAAATCCAGCGGCGGCTGGGGCGTCTGGGCACTACGGTAACCATCACCCTTGGCCCCCGGTTTTCGGGGATTGAGGAAGGCGATTGGGGAACCTGGACATCCGCCCGCCATTTTTCGGGAACGGCGGTCATTTTCCGGGTTGAGGCCTATAAGGTCGATGCGAAGCGCCAGATCACGCTGACCATGCGTGAAATCGAAAGCGAGGTTTACGATTGGACGCCCAGCACTGACGAATTTATCAGCGACGTATCCGCGATCAATCAGGGTGCGCCCAGCTCGGCATGGACCGGATATAGTGCAGCCAATGGCTACAGAACTGACCCTCTGATCGCGAATAGCGCCGTTTCTCTCAGCGGCCTTGGCTATACCGGCGCGCTCAATGCGACCTATGGTGCGCAGACCGGCTCAAGCCTGACCTCTGGCAGCCTCGGCGTGCTGTCTGATGGTCAGGTGGTTACAAACCAGGGCACCGCTGCCGCCTTCACAGGCCAAGGCGCGCTGGCCACCTCCACGCTGACGCCGTCGCAGGTGGCAAACACCAATGTGGCCGTGGCTGGCGCGAACCGTATCCCCTTTTCGCTGTTCGAGGCTGGCACGGGTGGATGGGCGTTTGGCCAGGTATCCTCTGGCCTGACTGCCACCAGTCTCGTTTCCGGGAACTATCAGAACATTCCATTTGGCAAGATCATCGCCACCGCCCCTACCACTTGGTCCAGGCAATCCATGTCCATCAGATGCTCGAATTTTGCTGTAAACGGCGGTGAGCAACTGGCCGTCACAGCGGGGGTTGAAACGATAGGCGCCTGCACCGGAGAGGTTGTCCTCTGGTTTGTGGACAGCAACGGTAATGGCTTGGGATCTGCGCATGTGGCGTGGGTGCCAGCATCCACCGGCTATGACACTGCCGTCTTCGGCATGATCGTTGCTCCTGCTGGCGCGAAGCTGGCTTGGCTGGAATTCTACGCTACCGCCAATGGCAGCGGCTATCTGGCAGCCTCGATTGAGCACCCCATGGTATGTGGCGTGCCCACCGGTCAGACCACTTACCCCGCGTTCTCACCGGGGCCAAATGCCTATAATGCGGCTGACGTCACTGGTAACAACACCGCCGCCGCGATCGCTGGCCAAGGCGCGCTGGCAACGCTGAATGCCGTTGGTACAACAAATATGGCTGCGAATGCGGTCAGCCAGGTTATCGCAGCCTATACAAGCGCAGGGGAAACCTTATCTCAAAGCGGTAGGGCCATACTTCAGCAGGCAACTATAAATGCATATGGCGTTGGAATAATAGTAAATGCATCTGTGCATCTTAATGGTAGTTCTGCGATGTATCAAGAGCCGCAGGCAAGCACCACAATAAGTCTATACAGAGATGGAACTCTTCTATGGAATTGTTTGGCTCAAGTTGGCGCCACAAACCCATATGATCTAAGTCTAATACAAACTGATGAACAGATCACAGTTTCCTTAATGGATGCACCCTTTGCGGGACAGCATACATATTATCTTTATGCCGATGCTGGGTTTTGGTCTGGGGGTATTTTGGGTTCAAACCGGTCAATTTCCCTGATGGAGCTAAAGCGGTGACGGTGAATTATGCGATCTATGATCTGACGACAGGCGTAATTGCGCGCGTTGGGCACTGCCCGGATGAGGCTACCGCCCAGATGCAGGCGGCGGCCAATGAGGGCTACCTGCTGGCTCCGCCTGATGGTGTCGTCGCTGACGGACTGTGGTCGTATGTGGGCGGGGCGTACTCGCAGGCCCCCCTTCCAACCCTCAGCTTGGCGGATCAGAAGGTGACTGCGCTGCGCTCACTGGGCGCGGTATATAATGCCAAAGTCGTGCTTTGGTCGGGGTCTGGTGCTCCATCCGGTGGATTGCAGGTTGATGAGTCCTCGATGTCACGCTTGACCAGTTGGGCAACGCAAACTCTTGCCTGCAAGGCATCGGGCGCGGCGTTCGGCCTGCTGTACTGGATCATGGCCGATAATTCACATCACACCTTCACCGGTCCAGATGACTTCCTGGCGTTTGCATCTGCTGCTGCCGCCTACAAAACAGCGGTGATCCTCAACAATTCCTCGCTCAAGGCGGCGATCGCAGCCGCGCCTGATGAGGCCGCGCTCAACGCTATCGATATTAATGGCGGGTGGCCTGCATAGCCGCCTAGCTGAATTTGATACAAGGAGCGCCACATGAAGCCTGCTTTGGACTATTTGACGCCAAGCCAGCTGACCACAGTCTGCAACACTGTGGCCAACGCGGCTCGATTTGCGAGACAGGCAAAGGAAATGCTAAACGGCGATTCTAGTAACAGGGATTCGCTTATGACGTTTCGTGATGGCGTCCGCGCCGGTAGATGCCTTTTGCCCGTCACTGTATATGCTCAAGGCAACGAAGTCGGCGGGATAACGCTTACTGCGCTTGTCGATACTGGTGCGATGAACAGTGCCATCCATGACAAAATTGCAGACGTGATAGGATTGCCGCCAACCGGCCCGGTACGCTTGCTTAGCGGGCCGTATGGCGTTGCGGAATCGCGCACCTATCAGGCCGTCCTTGATGTACCGATGCTGACCGAAGCGGGATTGGTTACCCGGCGGCTTTGTTCCTTGGCCGATATGTCGAAGATCGCGCACCCGGTAGGCGGCGCAGCCCTGCTAATCGGCATGGACATAATCTCGCAGGCCCACCGCTTTTCCATTGAAGACGGAATCTGGACCCTCGAATTCTGACTATCGTGCCTCGGCCACCGTCCGTCTCCACCGCCTGGAAAATGTGTTTCATCGCCGCCTTCTGGCGGCTTTTTTGTAAGGTTTTTCCATGAATTTTCTTCCCGACATTTCCGGCGCACTGGCGGTGATCGATACCTTCCTGATCCAGCACGCGCGCGATCTCAATGCTGCCACGCAGGCCGCGCTGTTGCAGGCATCTTCCCAGGCATCGCCAGTCGATAAGATGGTCGCCTTTGGCGAGACGCTCTACGCGCTGGGCGCAGCTGCCAGCGCCGAGGCCAAGACTGCTGCTGCTCAGGTGATCGAGTTTGCCGCCCGCTATTCGTGGCACGGTCTGGGCGCTGACGGGCGCGGTGCTGGCATTGTGGCTGCATTACGCCGCGATCTAGGCGAGGCGGCTCCGGCTGGAGGCTGGCCTGATCTGGCAACTGATCCTGCGCCGCGCCCGGATATTCAGGCCGCGCTCGGGCTAGCCCCAGCGACTATCGCGCCTGCATCGTCTCCGCTCGCTGCTATGCCTGCCAGCGCCCCGGCTGCATCCAGCTAAGCGTCAACCAGACGAACGATACAACGCCGCCTCCGGGCGGTTTTTTTATGCCTGGAGCCTGCATGAGCACCTGCCCTCCTGACCAATCCGCGCAGATCGCGCTCGCCAAAGAGCGCGCCGATGCCGCCAAACGAGATATCAGCCGCGTGGAGGAAGCCTTGGGCGAGCGCATCGATAAGCTGGAAGTCGCCGTCACCAAAGGTTTCGATGATACGAGCACGACCCTGAAGTTGCTTATGGCTGAAATTACAGCGCTCAAGCTGGAAAATGCCAAGCGGTCCAGTGCTGAGCGAATCGTCAAATGGCTGATCGGAATCGGGATGGCCGGCATCAGCATACTCGCCGGTTATCTCGAGTTCACCCACCCTCCCCACCATCCCTGAACAGGAGAACAATCATGCGCCTTGCGCCTGAATGGATCGCTGACGCGCGCGCGGCGATGAAGAAAACCCGCGTGCTCGCCTCTGTCTCGATTGCCCAGTTCGGTATCGAGAGTGGCTGGGGCAAGGCGATCAAGGGCAATAACCCTTTCGGAATCAAGCATATGGCCGGTTTCCCTGACCAGATTTTCCACACGCACGAAGAGATCCACGGAAAGTTGGTGCCCGAGGATCTCGTATTCGCCGTTTTCCCCAGCCTCGCTGAAGCATTCATGGCCCACGCGCAGCTGATTGCCACACGGCCTCAATATGCCCCCGCCATGCGCACCCTGCCCGATGTCGCTGCCTTCGTGCGCGCGCTCGCGCCCGTCTACGCCACGGATCACAAATATGCCGACACGATGCTGGCTGTGATCCACTCGGGCAACCTCACCCAGTACGACGAGCTGTCGAAATGACCGATCCCACCACCGTGCCCACCACCATCGAGCGGCCCACACCCAAATCCGAATGGACGCTGGCGGGCGCGCTGTTCGCCGTGTGGCTGCTCGCGCTCATTTTTGGCGTGCTGATCGCCGTGCTGACCTGGCCCGATTCCGTGGCGCAGGATCGCATCGTGTGGCTGGGTCGCGCGCTGATCGGCGCACTGATCTGCAATGGCCTGATCGTGCTGGCGTTTATCAGCCCGTGGGTAGGCACCGTCAAACTGACCGGCCCGGCGGCATCGCTGGAACTGGATGGAAAGGATAACGCCAATGGCTGATCCCATCATGAGCCGCGCCGCGAGGGATGCGCTCAAATGGATGCGCGAACATGGCGGTGATGCTGCTGTGGCCCGCTGCAATGGCGGTGGGCGGATCTACCTCGCGCAAGGCGAGAGCGCCCCCTTCATGCCGTCAACCGCCCGCGCGCTGATCGACGCCGGGTTGGCAACGTACATCGATCAGGGCGGACTCAAGGCTACCCGCTTCCAACTCACCAACGAAGGGATGAGATTATGACCAAAGCCGCCAAACACCCCACTATGCGCGCCAAGTTGCAGGTTTACGATGTGAACCCGTATCCGAAGGAAGGGACCCCGACGCAGGAGACTATGAAGTTCCACGGCGTCGCCAAAAGCGGGGGCTATCCAGAGGACGGCTCTGACGAAGACAACACCTTTGCCAAATGGTCGCCGCACGCGCTGTTCGAGATCACCATCGCCAATCCGGCGCTGATCGGCACGTTCGAGCCGGGCCAGCGCTTCTACGTCGATTTCACGCCTGCTGAATAACGGGTCCGTGCTGACCCTCATCACCCTTCACCTGCGGCACAAATGGGCAGTGCTGCGGGCCGATCACCTTTCCGCCCTGAAACATATGGAGGCCATCGTGGCTATCAACTTGCAAACTTTGTCCACTGCCATTGGCGACGTTACCGATCTTGTCACCGCCAACCAGGCCGCTCTTGCCGCCGCCCAGTCGGATCTGGCCAATGCCCAGGCTTCCGAAGCCGCCGATCAGGCCACGGTGGATGCGCTGGCTGCGAAACTGGCTGCCATCCTGCCGCCCCCGGCCCCCACCGCCTAAGCTTCGCCCATGGAACCCGCCCAGCAGCACACCGCTGGGCGGGCATTCCTCACAAGGATCGATCCATGCCCATTACTCAAATGCTTCTGCACATCTGGCTGATCCCCGCGATCTTCCTGCTGGGCAGCGCATGGTCGCTCAACAGCACGTGGACCGACTGCGCGCGAATCGTCGGCCTGTCCTTTGGTTGGCCGATCACATGGCCGGGCATTTGGCTGATCAATAAGCTGACCCGCTAAAACCCGCCATTCCCACGGCGGAAACATCCCGAAAATCAAAACCCGATCAAGAACGGCGCATCCCGCCGAAGGAGGAATCATGACTCAGACCTATGGCGAGAAGGCAGTCGGCCTTTCGTTCAACCCCAGCAACGACAGCGCAGTGGATCGCATCAAGCGCCTCTACGCGCAGATCATCGACGAGCTGGACGGACTGCGCAAGACGCCGGTTGATGCCGCTGGAAACCCTACCGGCGCCGAAGCCAAGCGCCTTGCCTCCATCGCCATCGCCGAGGCGCAGGGTGCCCAGATGTGGGCTGTAAAGGCTATTACCTGGCGCGATTGACGCCATGCCTCAACGATTATCCGCAGCCATCCGCGCATGGGGTCCGCTCGCCGTAATGCGCGAGGGGCTGGCATGGATCATCCGCCGCATGCTTGGCCGCCTGATCGGCTGAGGCCTTCCCGAAAACCCATTCGCAATAACCGGCGTGACCCGCCGGAAAGGAGACGTATGTCCGAACTGACCACCATCGCCGCCGACATCACCAACACCGAGGCCAGGCTGAAGGCGGACGCCGCAGCGATCACCACCGGGGCCGAGGCTGACACCAAGGCAGCCCTCATCCATGGCGAAGCGATCCTCGCGCCCGCCGTGGCTGATATCAATGCCCTGATCGCCAATCGTGTGGGCGACGTGCTGGTCGGCGCTCTCGTGCTGCTGGCCGTCTACATCGGGCACGTACTGTAATGAGCCTGCTGGAAACCGCTGCCGAGGTGGCGGTGCCCGAACTGGCGCTGCCGCTGCGCATCCTGAGCGCGGTCAAGGGCTGGCTAGGCGCGGCGCTAGGCTGGCTGCTGGCCGATGCGTGGCGGCTGATCGCGGTGGTGGCGCTGGGGCTAGCCGGAGTGCAGACCATGCGCCTCGATCATATCGAGCGCACCGCCCGCGCCCTCGATGCCGCCCAGCACGCTTGGCACGACGCTTACGCGGGCGAACAGCGTGCCTATCGCATCGTGCTGGGCGCCATCGCGCGGCAGAACGCCGCCGTGGCCGCGCTGGGCGCCGATGGCGCGCGCCAACAGGCGGCGGCGGACCATGCGCTGGCCGGGGCCGACCAACGCACCGTCGCCCGCGACAAGCTGGCGCTGGCCATCGCCGCCGCGCCGCCCGCGCCGGGGTGCCGCACCCCCGCCGAAGTCATGCGAATCGGAGACGCCCCATGAAGCAGGAAATCCACCTCTACCTGCGCGCGCATATCGCGGTGGCGCTGCTGCTGGCCGTAGCGTGCTGGCTGTCAGGCTGCACCACCGCCATCCGACCGCGCATCGACAATCCGACGCCGATCGAGGTCCGCGTGCCCGTGCCGGTGCCCTGCGTGGCCCGCGCGCAGATCCCGGCGCTACCCCCGATCCTGCCCGCGCCGCTGACCGGCAATGCCGAGGCCGACACCTCGATCCTCGCCCGGTCCCTGCTGGCCCACCGCACCGCCGCCGACCGCGCCATCGCGCTGCTGTCCGGCTGCGTGGCACCCTGA